GGTTTTTTGATCTCACTACAAACAATGTTAAGCTGTTCTGATGATAGTAAATTGTGCTCAACATAAAGCACTCCCATAATCTCGGCTCTAGTTCGAGTTGTTAGGATTATATTCTTCATAGCCTCCTTGTCTTGCACTAGTATATCATAATATTTTTGGGCTGATTGTATTTGGTTTTTGATTGTTGTTATTGTTTCTGTATCGGCATCCCCTGTGTGTTTTCTTCCCCATGTTCCTAGGTTTCCAGATAAAACAATACTCCCCGATGTTGGCAAATATCCACCTGTTGCACATTTGAATCTCATCGATTTATCATATGAATTTGCCCAAGCAAACATCATCTTCATTTCTTGATCTTCTCCTCCTTTTAGGTGTATACGACCCGAGGCTACTTGGCATTCGTGAGAAGCTTTATACTCCTCACTTTCTATTGAAAATCCCGCGTCTGTTAACGCTTTATTTACTTCATCAATAACAAACTGATGTGGTATTACTGTGTAGGTACTAGCATGATTTGGTAGAGCAGCATTTATTAGTGTGCTCTTAGGTACAATGTTTATTCTTCTTGACATAAGATTAATTATAGATTATTTCTATTTGATTATTTTTCTTGGGGATGACACTAGCTATCTCTTTATAGATACTTTTTAGATAGTAGCTTTCATCTATAGAATACTCTTCCCAATTTTTATTTTCTACTTTATTAAATACTTCTTGCATCCACTGACCAGCTTCTAATTGGATCTCTCGCTTATCGGTTTTATTTACTTTAATTATCTTACAACCTTTAGATGTTATATAATATCTTAAAGTATTTTGTAAATCTCCGTAAACAATTTCTTGATTAACTACACAAGTTTGTTTGAAGCCCCAATCTCCTTTTATTTTTACACCAGCACAGTAGTCAAAAATATTTTTGTTTTCTGTTAGTGTTTTCTCAGGTGGGATATCATAGACTAGATAATTATATACAGCTTTTCTTACTACTAGAAAACTTTTATTTTTATGTAAAGCGATATCTTCAAATTCAAATCTACCTTTACATTTTGGTTTCTTATTTGGATCCTCAAATACTGCGATATAATTATTTACATCAGCTAGAAATATCTTTTTATATTGTTCATGTTCTAGTTCTAAACTAGTCATATTCTCCCATTGCTTACATATCTCTAGATACTTTTCCTTTTTATCTTTAGGTATCATCATCTCTAGACCATCTGTATTTTGCATTACTGGTATACTTCCAGGGATACCTTCTGATAACATCTCATATAGCATAGTTAATAATAGCTGACCATTAATTGTGATCTGCATACCAAATTGCGCATCATATAGAAAAGATGTAGGATCGATACTTAATCCATATGTACTATTCAGGATGATTTTGTAGACATAGTTCTTTGGATCTTTCTTGGGGATTTTTTTCCTCTCTTCGAAAAACCATTCATATAAACTACAAAAGTGATCCTTTGGTAAATGAGCCGGAGCCCAACCATTGCGGATGGCTAAATTAGGATAGAAGCTTGTTACATCAGAGCTCATGATAATCATATCCTCTGTTGCTTCATAGATTCCATTTTTATTGGCACCGTGTAGTCCGCCAAGACCATATTCTGTTAGCATATTCTTATGCTTAAGCTTAAACTTAAATGCTCCTTTTATATTTCTAGGATCTATTATAAGATTCTCATAAGCTCTAAGAAGTGGTTTGAATTCTGGTTGATTAAATTTGACATATGGTAATAGTATATCTTTTACCTTAATTTCTTTTCTATTTGTTTTGAGTTGTTTGAGATCATACTTTGACTCTCCTAGTTTTTTACTTAGAAAATGTAAAAATAGTTCTTTGGATATTTTTGGTTCAGAGGCGCTGTATAAGTTGATCTTGTATTCATCAGTAAGAGTAGCTCTAAGGTTTACTTGTGAAGAAGATCTGTGAAGTATTTCTTTAGTTGATTTTACATCATTACAACAATAATCTATTATTAGATTAATCTCTTTCATTGTTGTTATCTCAGTTGTGTGATGTATAGGCATCTCTTGAATATTCATCCAATCCATAGAATACTGTATCCACTTTAGTCCCGATCTTTTAGCAGCATTGTCCCAGTGATTTAGTTTAAAAACATCTACTTGTTTTATTGATAGATTTTTTTCACTATACTCAGGAAACTCTCCTGTATTAGATCTTTCAATTGTTTTCTGAGCTTGTTTATAAATATCTTTTGCTATGTCTTCTGCGTGAGACTCTAGTAAGATAGTTTTATTTTTTAATATATATTCCGTGATTTGCGAGTCAAAGGATAATCCATTAAAGGATACATGCCACTCTTGCTCACTAATATTTTTTTCTAAAAATTTTATTAATTCAGCTATATGATTAGCTTTTTTATGGACAATAAATATCATCCTATTTGTGCTTGATACTTCTTCAAACACTGCTACAAAACAATTACTAAGTGTTTCGTAGTCCATTACCCAATGTGTTTTTTCCATAATGGATTGTTCAGTTAAGCTGTTCCCCCGATTATAGATAGAAAAAGCGAGACATTATATCTCGCTTTATCTTCTGAGTTATTTTTGATTATTGTTCTACTTCTTCTTTTACTTTCATATCAATGAAGTATTTTTTATAATCAAATGAATCTAAATTAATAGCAAAGAGTTCGATTATATTACTAATCTCTTCTTTATTAATCATAAAGTATTCATATTCTACATTGACAAGTTTTCTTTCTTGTGCTGGTTGGTTGGTTCCCTTAACCATGACGATATTACCTTTATCATCCACCTTATCGATAAACTTAAACATTTGTTTAGCTTGTTTATTCATGATACCAAGTCCTTGATGACGCGGCATGAAAATCATTTCTAGGTAAGGACAATCCGAGGTTATCGGCATTAGTCTAAAAGTTGGGATACCTTCCCAATCTGATGAATAGAGTAACATTGATTTAGCTGACATATACTTTTTTTTATTGGTTTTTACAAATTAAGATAATCCCTTTATCATATGCAAATCTTTTATTTCTGCAAATAGATTTTCTTTTTCTAAATCTGGTTTGGAACATAATTCTTTTACATTTTTCAATATGTTGTACATCTCTTTATAATCTTTTTGATCAACAATCAATAGCTCAACATATAGAGTATGAAATCTTTCAGGGTATAAATAGCTATCTATTATTCCTCTATTATTTACTCCAAAAAAGTTTCTAATCTTTTGTTTAAGATCATTACTTAATTTTGAGTATTTACCATTTATAAAATTATCCCAATCATTTTGCATATGACTAAAATCAAATGTATAAATCCCCATACCATCTTTTGTAATTTTGAAATCGTGAAACATTTTATGTCCCATCAGCTTATCCTTTTCGAATCTTTTAAATTCTTCATCATCTCGTAAATGATACACACACGATAGTTTTCTATCCTCCAATTTGTATCTATCGTTCCAACTTGTATAAGTTTGGATTGGTGTAACACTACTACCTCTTTTCAATTCTAGAGCAGGATATAGAAATAACCTGCTCTTTTGAATATAATCTTTGTATACGGATAAACCTCCCATGGTTTTTAAAATATTTTAAAGTAAGACATTGGTTGTTGCTAGCTCGTATGGAAGATCATATCTATTATTTGAATAGTGCCAATCTGCTTTCTTAAGTTCTTTCTCTAGGTTCTCCTCCCAAGCTTTCATTGTATTCTCTGATACACCAAAGCAATAACTTTGTTTGTATTTATCAATAACAATAAAAGTAAACTTTATATCCCACTCATTAGGATCAAGACCATTTGCTAATAGAAATGTTTCCGTGACTAGTTTTTTATACAATGCTGCTTGTATCCATAGTTTGTAAAACTCTACGGTTTCAGGAAACTCGGATAATGTTTTAGATGTGGTTTTTAAGTCATTAATCTTAATGCTTTTATTTGTGCTATCTATAACTAGATTATCTAGAATTCCTTTTAATCCGGTATTGCGAGACTCTTCCTTTTCTATTTGGATACCAAACTCATTGAATACTTGGCTATTTTCTCCAAGATTTAATTTTCCTAAGAGGGTCATTATTTCTTCATTTTCTTTGAGTTGCTCTACAATATCTACACATGCACTATGAGTTGGAAGATCTACGATACTTTTATCTTGCCGATTAAATAAAAATTCGAAGTATTCTTGATGAGAGTCTGTTATAATTTTTTCTATTCTTTGCTCATCTGTTTTGAGTGATTGATAAAGGTTTACTTCTTTGAGGATATCAATAATAGCATCTTTGTGATCTGATAATTGATTCTTTGCGGGCTCTTCGAATCCACCTACAGTAGTAAGATTAAGTTGAAGTTGGAATACTTGTTCGATAACTTTTTTTGGATTTTCGCTTGGTTGATTTCCCGGTAGAAGTATAAACTGATTTTTAAAATTATCAGGATCCAACAACAAGCAATGGATAAGTTTACCCATTAGCGTTGCTGAAGTTTCTACATCTTCCTTTTGTCCTAATATATAATGGTTATAAAATAGATTAGGTGAGTATAAAAGTTTATTTAAACTTGAATAACTAAAATAAAAATCTTTTAGATAAAAGTTTTCTTCTGCTGTTTTTTGTTCTATTGTTTTATTCATAATTTAATTTAAAATAGATAATCTTCTGTTTCATTTTCATCATCATCATTATCTTCAATATCTTCTTCTTTTTTTTCTTCATCATTTACAAAACATCCTTTTTCCATAGCTTTTTGTAATTCTTCAGTAGGAGTAATTACATCAGCTACAAAATAATCACTATTAGTATTTACTCTAATTGAATCATCTTTTTTACCAAGTGCTAAAACAATATCCATATTTTCTTTAGTGATTTGTTTATGGTCTGATAATATTTGAATTACATGATCAATATTTAAATAATACCAATTACGTTTTATATTTAAAAATTCTAGGAGTGATTTGAAGTTTACGTGACTACACTCTTTTTTGTATTTAAGTGTATTTCCGTGGTTCTTGAGTAGGAAGAGCAAATATACTAAAGAAGTTTCATAATCACAATTTGCCATAAGCTCAATTGCTAACACATTATTGTTATCATCTGAAGATTCTAGCATCTCACTTATTTCTTCATAGCCTTTTTCATCTATAGTAACAGCGTTTGAAATATACTTTTGTAATTCTTTATCTTGTATAAAAGGTTTATCAGTATTTACTAAAAAATCTAATAACTCTAGATGAGTTTCTTTAACTGTCCAATAATGTTTACCATTATATCTACTTCTATCTTCAGAAGATAACATCCACCAATCAAGATCAATAAAATCATTAGGATGTTCTATTGTTAAATTAAGAACATCTTTAATTTTATCTGTTGAAATATTTGGATTATCTTCTTTTGCTTCAATTATTTTTTCTTTTATAATTGGTGTATAATCTTCACACTGTATATAGTAAGAATATTTTTTGCTTATAAGTTTATCTATAGCATTTTCATTATACACTATTACATCAGCTGATTTTATATTCTTTACTATACTTATAAAATCAGCTTCTTTTATTTTATTTAATTTAAATCTTGGTAAGATACAATTAGGAATAAAATATATTTTCTCTCCACCTTTTAATGTTGTTATTGATTTAGTTGCAAATAAATCTCTAAAGCAATCATCATTAAATGTTTTAGCTGGAACTATATATTTTGTTTTTTCTTTGCTAAGCGTCAACTGAAGATTATAACCTGTTGTTGCATGAGCTTTTTTAAAAAGTTCTTTTATCATATATCTTTTTTTAAATGAGGATATTCATCTTTAGCATCATATGTAATATTAAATAATTTTGTTATTATTAAATCTTTCATTCGGTTTTCTATATGATTATGTAGTGCTTCTTTATAGTTCTTTTGTATAAAATCATCTACAAAATTTATATCTTTTTCTAATAATTTTCTTACAAATTGTAATTCACTCCAGGAATATACTTCTCTATAAGAGAATACTTTATTTAGATCTCTTCCTTTTTTTGTTCTAAGATTTGCAAAATTAGTAACTACTGTATAGTTATAATGTATCATTTGATATAAATAATGCCAATTAGATGGGATAGTAAGATTAACATTTAATATTAAATTTTGACCCATTATAATATTTTCGGTATCTCTACTAGTTAACATACCTTTTATTGTATCAGCTTGTTCTTGTGTTAACACTAAGCTCCCAATAGGGAGCTCAGTATTAGGATAACATTTTACTTCTTTTATCATATAAAATTATTTTACGGCCATCTTGATAACTTCAGGATTAACCATTATCTTTTGAAACTTTTGTTTGTTACCATTTAAGATTTTCTTTACCATATGATATTTTAAATCATTAGTAAATAGATCTGGTTCAGTTACTAGGAAAGTGATTCTATCAATAATCTTTTGTGTAATACTATTCTTCTCAGCATAGAATAAACTATAGTTGATAATTCTTGTAGCCATGATTGCAGCAATATCTGCGCGATAGTTATCTCCACTACCAATAGATGACATGAGCTTATCACTAATTGTTTTATTATTATCACCAAGTAAGATCTCTTTTGGCTCAATTAATTTATCAAGTTTATTATGAATAAAGCTTGTAAACATTGTAGTAAATTCTGTACCAACACTACCTTCTCCAATATTCTGAATTAGTGGTAGATTGTTTTCAAAATCTTTAATTGAGCTAATCGAGTTATAGAAGTTTACAATACTACGAGCATTGGTATTATGTGTAACAAGTTCTGGGTGCATCAACATAAAATTGATACAACGAGTATCTATCTGATCATTCTCAGCCCATGTTCCCCATACTTCCATATCAAACTTTAGATTAACACTAATGAATCTGGTTCTTTGCGCAGTGTCAATACTGTTTACTAAATAGTCTCCATTATCTGGATTAGCGGTTAAAACAATATGCCAATCTTTTGGTAACTTCCAAGAGATATATTCTTGTCTATCTACAAGCTCCATTACAGCTTGGATAAATCTTACATCTGCTCTATTCCAGTCATCAAGAATTAGGATACCACCACCTTGCTTATCAGCAATCCACTCTGGTGGGCAATAACTCATTCTCTTTTTTCCGGTAAACTTATATCCTCTTTTTACATATTCATCAATAGCTTGTTCATCAATCCATAGATAGTCTCCTTCTTCAGCACTTGGTTCTTCAATAACAGATACTATTTCATCAACGGTCTCTATAACTTCAACCTCTTCTTCTACTTCGCGCTCAACTTCTACTTCTTTTGGAACCATCTTTGCAATCTTAGTTTCAACTTCTTTGGTAACAAATTTGCCATTTTCAAGTACTTGTTTCTTAGAAATCTGTACATCAAACTCTTCTACCATTTGAGTCTCAAGTTCTGTAATCATTTTCTTTACAACTTTCTTTACCATACGAGTAGTTGGTGCACTTACTTTCTTTACAGCAGGAGCTACTTGAATAGATCCTTCTTTAGACAATTGAAATTGTCTTACAGGAAATCCTACAAGATCTCCTAACTCTTCTATCTGTGCTAAGTTTAACTTTACACAGTTTAAACCTGTCTCGTTTGCTAATTGCAATATAGAACTTGTCTTACCAATACCTGAATCACCGATTACTTCTACGGCTACTGGTTTCTTTCCAGAAGCTTGAAGAAATCTATTGTTACTAATAATGTGATTCATGAAGCTTTTTAGATCTTCAATGTTTAAGTTTACTTGATTATTATTCATTTTTAGTTTAATTTAATTGTTACACCTGGTAGGTGATCTGTTTCTTTTGATTTACTTGATAATACCCATAATACTTTATTTGCTTTAGTAGAGGGAGCGGGTGCTTCTCCATCTGTAAGATAGATTAAACAAGAATATTTTTTAGTATTCTCTGCATAATAATCCATAACAGGATCAAAACTAGTTCCTCCTCGGCCATATATTTTCTTTTCAGCTTTTGGATTATACTTTTCAATCTTTTGTATAGCAACATCAGCATGTGCAACAGTAACTTCAGCACCTGTTTTAAAGATATGATGGATCTCTTGCATAAACTCAGTGAGCTCATCATCACTAACTGATCCTGAAGTGTCAACACCTACAAGAACATGCTTTTTATATTTTATCTTCAGACCTGGATTATCTTCATATCTTTTATTGAATTTTCTCCGTGTCTTTTTAGTGTAGGTTTTGATATTACCACCAGCAAATCTTCTAAGGTAACCTCTCCAATCAAACTTAGGTGGTTCCGTATAATTAATTTCATCTAGTATATTACATATCTCACCTGGGATTGTTCCTCTACTTTTTTCTATCTGTTCTTTTAACTCATTTAAAAGAGTTTGAGTATGTTTATTTAGAAGCTTCTTTGTAGCTTCATCCATAGGTTTACCATCTTTATTTTCCCAGTCATGTTGTGGTAGATTTACTTCTGTTTCATCTCCATTCCCATCGCTTAACACTATTGTTACTCCTTGAGACTCTAACATTGAATTTAGATTAGGACAACTTTTATTCTTTGAAGCTTTCATAAGCTCATCATAATAATAGTGTGTACCTTTTTTCTTTTCTAGATTTAACTCAGGAAATAAACTAAGGAGCATGCCACCCGGAGGTAACCAATCTTCATCTATATACTGATTAATTTCTAAATCCATTGCTATGTTTCTTACTTTAGCATCTCTTAATCCTTCATAGTTGGTAAGGTGAAAGAAAGCAATATGTAATAGCTCATGTTTTAATAATCCTTTTCTATGGTCACTTGATAAAGTTTTCCAAAACTCAGGATTAATTTCAAGATTATATGTAATACCATTTATATATACACCAGCTGTTTCTAGCTTATTATTAAACTTTCTTTGTAACATAATTAAGAATAGTCCATAGAAAGGTTCCTTAAGCATAAGGTCTTTAGATGTCTTTGCTAAACTATCTACTAGTTCTTGATTTGTCATTATATTTTAATTTTAATTTTTATATCTTCAATAAAAACCCAACCTAATCCAGCACTATTTATAAAAGATTTTTTAATTATTTCTTCTATTTCTTCAGTAAATAATTTTATTTTTTCTTTTGAAAAATATCCAGGAACAATTTCATCTTTATTCTTCATAAAATCATATATAGCTTTTAGATTCATTTGAATATCTAGATTTTCTTTTTTCAAAATACTCATAAGATTAGGCGCATGAGTAGTCCAATATTTAGCATTAAGATTTGCTTTTCTTTTTATTAATAATATTTGTAATAAATTTTCTTCTATATCACAATTATTAATTAATGTTAATCCTACTATATAACTTTCTTCATCATTGCCATATAAGAGTTCTTCTATTTTTTTTAATGTTTCTTTTTCCATTAATCTTCTAGGTTTAATGTTTTAATCATCCACAGTTCAGGTTTTTCTAAACCTTTTAACCATTCTTTTGCTGAAGGAATATATCCATTACAATCTTCTTTTACATGTTGTTCACCAACATAGCGAGTGTATACTGTTTTACCTTCACTATTCTTAAAGCTTTTTCCAAATACTCTTTCACATTCGAAGATACCTTCTGAGTGATGACGAAAGAGTCTGTGATTAGAGTGACCTATCCAAGCTTTAGTTTCATCAAACCAATTATGGATATCTATATAATCTTCGGGTATACCTCCGAATTTTTTTACAGAACTTTTACAGTGTACTAATGGATGTGCCATAATTAATCTTCTATTTTACCTTCTGAGGAACAATCATGTATATCGGTATATCTAGTATAATGATAAGAGTCATAGGAACTATCTTCTGTTGAGATATATAATTGACCATATCCACCATCATTATTACACCAGTCTTCTAAATCATTTAGTACTTTATTATATGCTTGATTTGCTATTAAATTATATAATTCTGTATCTAATTCTATTCGATCTTCTATATCGTAACAAGTATTATAACTAATTACATTTTCTAAATCTCTAGGTATTGGAATTATGTCTTCAATATCTCCACTATCTCCACTACCATCATATACTATACATATATGAGAATAACCTTGGGCTGCAAGGTTAAATAAAATGTGACTAAATGTGCTATCTAAAGGGATTGTTACATTAAGTTTTTCTTTTTTTTCTGTTGTCTCCATAGTTATTATATTATAAATTATTTCTTCTAGCATATTCTGCCATTAATACTGCGTCTATTAAACCATCGTGAGGAACTGTGGATCTATCTCCAAAAGTTAATTTAAGCTCAGGAAAAATCCTTTTAATAGCCATTAAAGCCATTGCTTTAGTATCTCTTACTTGTTTCTTTCCTGTCTTACTTGATTTGGTAATTTGATCAATACCTTGAAACATTTGTTTTTGCCAATCTACTGCTCTTACTTTAGTGTAAGGTATACTTTGACAAATACAACTCATTTCTACAGCACCGGATTGTTCACCCATAGAAAATGCTGTTTGCTTTGAGCTACCAAAGATTACTCCTAGCTTTTCAAATACAACATATGATTGATATCCTACTTGATTTAATGCACCGGGTATAGAAGAATAATCAAGTTCTGTTTTAATCATTGGCATTTTTTCTACTATTATTTTACCATCAGGAAATATAGAAGCTATTGCTCCGTGTTTTCCTATATCGATTCCGATATATACTTTACTCATAGTTTTTATTTAATATTTAGTGTCTCTCTTAGCATAGGAGTTATTATACTTTTTACTTCTTCTATACCTATTTTTTTAACAGCATCTGACAAATCTTTTTCTATCTCTAGATGAAGAAATGGGATGTTGTATTTTTCTTTATACTTATTCATAGCTTTTATACCTGCTTCATCATTGTCGAAAAGAGTACAAATATTTTTATACTTATGTTTATAAGCTTCAATAACTTGTTCTCCAATTAAAGTATTCTCGCTATCTGGTGCAACACACTCTACATTATTATATCCAAGAGCTCTAAGAGACATCATATCTTTAAGTGAACTACATATTACAAGATATTCTGCTTGATAAGTTAGTTGTTCAGTTCCCTGGATATATTCTTTTATCTTAATAAACTTGCTATCTTTTACTTTAGGTTGATAGATCTTATATAAAGTTCCATCAGTTCTAAAATATCCATAGATAAAACTTCCTTTGATATTTAGTTCTTTTGTTTCACCATCTTCTTCTTTAATCATCTTATAAGAGTCTAATGCAGAAACATCATAAAATTTCAAGAGCTTTGATCCTATACCATAACTCATCCAATAGTTTTTATCTAAAGTGTTCCATCCCCGTGTAGTAAATTCTTTTACTTGATATCGAGTTCTTACTTTAAATTCTCTTAGGTTATAATCTTCTTGGTTATTTAGAGACCATTGATTATAATCTTCTATTATTTTATGTGCTGCTTCACCACGATCTTTTAGATTAAAGATCAATTCTACTAATCTAATTGCATCACCCGATTTATCCTGAGAGGAAAAATCTTTAAACTTATAGCTACCTGCTGAACTTGCATAATAAATAAACATCGAGGGATTCTTTTCCCCCGGATTAAATATCGATGCAATCTTTACATCTTGTCCAGTTAATTTTTCATCTAGCTTTAAGTAATATTCAAAGACCCATTCTCTAGGTATTTCTGTTAGTTTTGATATGAGGGATTTGGTTCTTAACATAAATAAAAAAGGGAGACTCTCGCCTCCCCGCTTATTTGATTAAACATTATAGTTTGAATCCACCTGTTGAATCATCATTAGATCCGAAGTCAGGAAGATTTTCTTCTTTCTTTTTTCTTATGTGATCAGCTTCTTTGAACTTTATTAGTTTGGTCTGTGGTTTAATAGCAGATTCAAACGGAACACCAGTCTTAGAATACTTTGGTAGAAAAAGATCATAAGAAGTATAACCTTCTTTATTAAGATATTCTTTTGCAGCTAAACAAATATTTAACCATTTATCTTTAAATACTTTATCGTCATTAAACTTTTCAACTAAAGAATTAATTGTTTTATGTTTACCATCTTGACTATCTAGCCAACTATCTAATCCTATTTCATTACAAAGATTTTTCAAGAATTTTAAGATCTCTGTATCTCTGTTAATTTTAATACCGCTTTTAGTTTCACCATCAACATAAGCCCATTCACTTGCTCTTACCTTTCCTACTTGTCCTTTGTGACGACCTAAAGATTCATTATCTTTATTAATCCAAAAACCTTCGAAATCATCTCCTTGGTTTTCTCCTTCGAGATGAAGTATAAGATTTAAGGCTCCTGGTTTGAACTTAAATTCTTCTAGCGTTACCGCATTAATTTTAACTTTTAAATTTCCTGGTTGTAGAGTCTTCGGTGTACCACCGCCTCCTGTTTTGATGTCTTTTGTGCTTAACATTTTTTTTAATTTTAATTAGTCAATATAAATTTTATCCCAATAAGTTATTAATCCTTCATCTGTCATCTCAGAGACAACAATTTCTTTGTTCCGTAAATGTTCTGGTCTTGCTCCACAAGATACTTCATCTGTAGTTTTAAAACTCAAAATATTTTGATCACCTTTTCTGTAAAGATAACCAATAGCATCAGATTGTGAACTGGTAATTCTTTTAAGTTTACCTGTTAGATCTAGATCAATACTATTAAAATCAGTTCCATTTTTCTCTAATAATACATCTTTGATATGTCCTATTAGAATTATTCTTGGAGCTAATGTTTTAATATACTCTATGATCTTGGTAAAAGCTTCTCTTAGCCATGGATATCCTGCTCCGTTGGGCATATTAAGTATTGTTCCATACTTAGGTTTCCCTTCTGTGAGCCAATTCTTTCCCATTGGTGTAGCTTGATATAACTTTTCAGCATAAGGAAGACACATTTCTTCTAAAGCAGTAATAGTATCTACCGCAATATATTTATATGGATTTCCACTTGCTTTGATTTCTTCTCCGTAATCTCTTATATCTTCCCAACTATTGATTTCTACCTTGAGTGCGTCTAAATACTTGGTTCCTTTTTCAAGATCCATTATTAAACAATTATCAAGTTGAGAAAATAAACTTGTTTTACCAACTTTTGGCTTGGAGAATATAATAAGATTAGAAGGACTCTTTTGAGAAGCTGCTATCTTTGCTTTTGGTAATTCTATTACCCGTTTTTTTTCTTTTTCACTCATGATTTATTGATTAGATTATTTAGCCAATTTTTATTGCTGATTGGTTTCTTCCACATAATAGCTGCATAATCTCTTATTGTAATCTCATTCATAGAAGCATCTTCATCAGCATTAGCAAAGCTAAATTCTTTAACCTTACTTGTTTCTTTGTACTTTTGATCAATGATTATTTCGGGTGCATTATTTTTCACTAAGATTAATTCTGATACTGGTATCATATATCTTACTGTACCATCTTTTTCTAAAGCTTCATACTCTTCTTGATAATTAGGATTAAATCTCCATTTATAAAGAGTTCTTTCAGGATCTTCTGGTAATAGATCTGATGAAGTTAACTCTGTATATATATCCATACCTTTACCTATTTCACTAGGAAAAAATCCTACGTGTTTTTCAGTAACTCCCGGATATTTATACGCAAGTTTTGGAATAAAATTAGGATCTGCAATACCTAATGATTTAAAAGTTTCTTGGTGAAAATCTTTAAGGGCTTTTAATCTTTCCCTTCTTTCTTCTGGGTTTAGACTCATAGTTATACTTTTACATTTGTTACTATTCTTTTTTCTTGTGTTGGTGGTGTATCCATTTCACTAACTTTCATTCTATCAAACTCTGCTTTCATAAAGCTCAACCTTGTATCTCCATTTCTAGCTTTTAGAAAATGAAATACTAGAGTATTTATATCATCAATGATATAGCGATCGGGTCCATAAAATCTTATCTTTTGTTTACCTGGTCTATTAACTCCTACAACAGTGTCGGCATGTTGCAATAGAGCATCAGCTCCATAGATATCAGAATCTAAAATATAGTTCCCATATTTACCATCTTCATTTCTTTCAGGTTTATCCATATTTCTATTAAGCTGACTAAGAATGATGAAAGCAATTGGATATTTTCTTTTGAGTGCTGTGAGTGCTTCTCCGAGTGCAAATAGTGTTTCGTGTTTGTCTTTTTCGAATGATGCTTTGTTGATTAACAATGAGTGGTCAAGAGTGATAATTGTGTTGGTGTATTGCCTAAATATGTTTCCTTTCTCATCTTTTATTTGAGTTGAATGGGCTTCCATATACTCAGCAATTGTTTCACGGAACTCGTTAACAGTAAGTGATTCTTCTACTACATCTATTGGATATTTGGTCATGGTTTTAGCATAATCAAAACACTTTACTAGATCTTCGTTTGTAATCTTACCATCTGCGCTACATAAATACTTGTAAGGTCTACCAACAAAAGCTGAGAAAGATCTCATTGCTGATACTCTTCCAACCATTTCTAAACTAAATTCTAGTACTCTAAAATTTTGATTAGGATTAAGGTTAAAAGATTCTCTGACGATCTGATCTTTTATTAGTGTCTTACCAGTACCTGGTCTAGCGCCTATGACTGTGGTCGAGTTCCATTCTATTCCATCAGCAATAGCATCATTGAATTTATACCAAGGTGTTTTAAGACTAGTAATTTTACCGTCTCTTCTACCTTGCATATAGTCGATAGCTTGCTGATAAGAATTTTTAAGTTCTTTCCACTTTTTCATTTTGTTTTTTTTAGAGGTGACTATTCCCCGGCTTGTTATTATCAAGCTTAACTAAGGGATCTAAAATTGCTGATTGAATTGTCTACAAATCTAACATTGCTTTTTTATATTTCCAAGAAAAAAAGGGAAATAATTTCTTACATATCTTACATAGATTTCAACACTAAGATATTAGAATATGGTCTTAGCTATACTACTTTATCTTTGAAACTTATTGGGGTTTCATCTTCCATATCTCCATCTTCTAATAGTGCACAATAATCAGCTAGATCCGAGCCAATTACATTACCATCTTTCTTTCTAATAAAATACATAGATGTTCTTGTGTATTTATAATTTTCTTGCTCTTGTTTATCTAAGTAAAAAGCGGTTGCTTTAAGAACTGTTTCCCAGCTATATTCAAAATTTTCAAAAAACCATCTAAAGTTTTGTTCTAAATTATTTATAGAAGATCTAAGATATTTTCCGTGCCCACCTTTCTTTTTAGGAAAGGTATCATTATAAGTTTTTAAATTTTCTGTGTATTCTTTCCCCATTAACTGGCTACTTGTTTTCTTTTTATGGATTTTAAAATAGCTATCAACTTTTGCTATTAAACTAATAGCTTTTGGTTGGAGTTCATAAGAAATGTTATCATCAGTAGAAATATTCTTTACCCAGAAATTATCTTCTAAAATTTTTAAATCTTGATGAACATTAATAATACTAGGAGATATACTTTCTTTCATAGAACAGAGTAGATAGAACTGATTAGGAGTTATTTTCTCTATAACTATTTGATTAAAGAGTTCTAATATGTGTATTGATGTTTTTTCTTTCATATATTTTAGTATTTTTGGTTTTATAAAATCTTATTATGTTTAAAGCTATTCATATACTCATTGTAATCTTACTAATTGTAATAGCAATATTATCATGGAAACTTATTAATGATTCAGATGAGGTTACTACAGAATTGGGTGATCAAAATCTTAAGGATTCTATTGCTGTTTTGAATGACAAACTTAATAAAAGTTTTGCTAAAGAACTAGAATTAATAAAAGAAAATGATAGCTTAGAGTCGATTGAACAACAAGTAATATATAGAACCAATGAGAAAATTAAATTTATTTTTTCTACTACTGATCCTTCAGTACTCGACTCAATTATTCGCGCAGGTTGGAAAACCAAATAGTGATACTATAAGATGTTATGGTATAAAAGAATTACAAAAGATTGCAGCTACAGTGGAGTATGCTAACAGTTGTGATACTTTGCTTTCTAATGCTAATCTTAAGATAGCTAATAGAGATAAACATATTCAAGAGAAAATCTTTCAAGTAAAGAATCTGCAGGATCAGATAGCTTATAAGGATACACTTATTGTGAATAGAGAAAAAAAAATAGGAGAACTTGGTAGTGAGATAATCGAACTAAATGAGCATAAAAAAATGCTTAAGTTAGCTTGGGCATCTACTACGGCTCTCCTTTCGGGTATCTTAATTAGTTTTATTTTATTCTGATTTAAAGATTATTGATTTCTTCTTTAACATCTTTCCAATAATAATACATATCCTTTTCTATATTCCAATTATCTGGATGTAGTATATCTATTATCTCATCCACAGCAATAAGTGCACACTTCTTAGCATTTGACTTTATTGTTTTAATACTATTATCTATTCCGCTTTCTGAATACTTAGTAAAACTGTTTACAAGTTCTCTTGCTTTATCTCTAGGTGCCATAGCTTATTTTAGTTTAAGTTTACCATCTACTATTTCTACTTCCCACTTTGTTTTAAGTTGGAGGGATTGGATATATTTATCAAGCTCAACAACAGCTGAACTACAAGACATATTTGTTATAGCTCCTTCTACAAGTATTTGTCTTATTTTATTTATATCCTTCTCCGTGTATTTCTTTTCCTTGTTATCTTCAAGAGCTTGGTTATAACCTTCTATCCAATTTGTAGTTTTACATACATTTGGATTAGCTAAATTAGCTGCTAATATTTCTAAATCCACCTCACCAATTAGTTCTTTTACTTCAAAAATATTCAATGGTCTAACTTTACTAAATCCCATTCCTGATAATCCATTTTCACTTAATAGTTCAAGTGGTTGTGTTGAGTGGGTGATTTTTTTATACTCTCTATCGTATGGTCTATATTGCCAGTATACCTCATCAGATACAACAAATTTCCTTATCTGTTTGGCATCTTCAATATACCAGTCATCTACCTCTATCTTTGAATCATCCACTACTACATAGTGGTCTTCTTTTATCTTAATTAGTTTCTGCATAGCTTATTTTAGTTTAAAGTGTTTAAAGTACAATATAAAAATTCATATGTTACTTTTATAGTCCTTCTTGATCATAAATTTCATCTTCAGATTCTTCCATCATTCCTATAACTACTTTATAAGCTTGATACATGCCTATAAAAATAAGTAATATACCAATATACATCATTATATTTACTGCAGTATCTATATATGATGTGATTTCTTTATTTGGTGTGTCACCAATAATTTCAATAAATAAATAAGATAAGGTTTTTATTATCCAGGTAACGGATCCCCAAAATAAAAAGAACATACCTAATCTATTATAAGATTTAATAATTTTTACCATGTGATTTGTTGTTTATTGTTGCTAATTAATATTTCATTTATTTTTCCGAAGATGTTTCCAGATTCCCAAACTTGTAGATTATTTTGACTAGCTGATGCTGGATGAGTACAAAATAGTTTATAATTATTATCTGGTATAGAGCTTTCCCATTCGCGGGATTTTTTACCTAGAAAAACATATATCATATCTTTCTTCTTGTGTGAAAGGATATCAAATAGATATGCGATAAAGGGGCTCCATAGATTTTGGTGTTGATCTATTTTATTAATAGTAGTAGTAAGAGAGAGATTAAGAAGTAATACTCCTTGGTTAGCCCAACATTTTAAATCAGTAATAATCTCTTTGTCCTCTTCCTGGTAGATGTTTTGATTAATATCTCGTAGCATATAACGTAATGAAGCTTGGAGTTTATGGTTATTACTACAGGAAAAAGCTAGACCATCAGCTACATCAGGGTAGGGATAAGGTTCGGGTGATAGTAAAACCACCTTGAGACTATTGTAAGGACACTCCTCGAAACATCTAAAGACTTGTTTAAGAACGGGAGTGAATCTTTTGTTGTCTTTGGCTTGTTCTAATAGAGTGTTTAAGATGTTTGTAAAATCACCACTTAGGATGAATCCTTTGAGTGGGTCACTCCATCCCGAGGGTACTAATCTTTGATAGAGTTTCTTTTGTACATCTTGTATGTTTACTCTTTCTAGCATATGTAAATTTAAACTTTTGTTATTTAAATAAAAAATTGTATTTTTGGTATATGAAAATAAAGGTACCAGCGTTTGAGACCAAGTCTCTTGTAAAGTTAGAAATCCCAGGGGTTTTCTATCAAAGGATTCAGAGTTTAATGTTTTACTTTATTAGTCTACACTCGAAGGAAGAGTTTGAAGTTTCTTTCAATAAGCTTACTGCGGGTAATAAACCTGAGAATGCTTTAGACTTACACCTTCAAACTCTTCTTACTCTTGTTTCTGAGACCGAGCAAGCTATGCAAAAGCAAAACTTAACTACTATGGAAGTGGTGGATATTGATGAGAGTTCTTTATCTGAACAATCTTTAGCTGATATCAAATCTAAGTTTGAGGTTGTTGATGGAAATTAATTCCAACAGTTTCTCCAATTTGATTAATAGCTTCTATTACTAAACCTAGTTCATCTTTTGAACAGTCTCCTAAAGATTTACATATCATAAACATTTCATCTCCTATCTGTTTTTTTATACAAAGACCAGCTTGTCTTTTTACTTCAAGTTTCATATCTTCGAAGGTATATCCTAATTCTTTTGCTAGTTCTCGAATACACACATGTATTTTAGCTAATTGAGGCACGGTGCCATTATCTTCATTAGCTTCCATGAATACTTCTACTTGTTGACTCTCGCTTATTCCATCTAGAAAAAGCTTATACTTTTCTGGAGAAATAGGAGTTAATGTTCCAAGTAAATTCTTTATAAATTTACCATGATAGATATTATGTTTACTCATAACTATTTATTTTTACCTAGTAATCTTTGTTTCTTTTTATACTCAGCAATTGCTTTCTTTACTTCAAGTTTTTCTTCAGCAGTTTTTTTAAAAGTTTGCATACCCCCAACTTGAGGTCTATTTTCTATTGTAATATTTTCCATTTTTTATTATAATTTTATTAGTTATATATCATCAGCATTATTAAGAAACCCAAGCATCTTGTTGCGCTCTTCAATTTCTTCTAATCTTCCACCTTTAAGTTCAATAATAGATTCTGTTCCTAATTCTAAATCAGTCTCTACTTCTTCATAAAAGCGTATTACTTTCTCAAGCTTATTAGCAAATCCTTTGGTCACTGGTTGATCTCTAAGGATAGACTGGAGATACTTAAGCATCTCCTTGTCTTTACATATATCTTTAAGACTTACTTTCATGATTAATCTTTTTTCCAGATTATTGATATGTCTCTATCTGGGACCATAAAGAAGTAGTCTTTCTCTATTTGGATTACTTCAGCGCGTTCTAATGCTGTACCAATATATACGCGATCACCTACTACAACATTGGTAACTTCATCACCAACATGTGTAACCTCAAGCGCAGTATAACTTTTCATTAGATCTGCATCAATAGAAGCTTTATCTGCTTCACTTAATTCAATCTTTGATTCTTTTCTTGCTGGTTTCTTTACCAGTACTCTTTTACCTAGTAGTTTCATATTTATTTGTTTTGGGTTTATGTAATTTAAAATATATATCTTATCGTGTTCCAAGGGATAATTTGATCATGTAACTCAGTCCATTCTTTTATATACTGAGCTTTGAGATTGTATTTATACCTTATGTTTTCACCACCATACTGTGATACTTTATCCTCTTGGATCTCTGGGTTCCATAGTAGATGTTCTCCTGGTAGATTGTTAGCTACGTTATACTGATGTTTAGCTTCATTGTGTGTAAGGAAAATTACCTCAGCTTTGACCTTGTCTTTGTGGTCTTCTTTAACAAAGTAATTGATAATGTTAAACAAGTTTCTGTAGCTGTCTAACCAACCATCTGTTACTATTACCGGAGAGAAGTTTATATGCACATCATACCCAGCATAAATGAATTTGTCTATAGCTTTTATTCTGTCTAAGATAAGACTTGTATTAGGCTCTAGATAATCTGCATATACTTGTGGCATGAGACTAAATCTTATCCTGATTTTACCTTGTGGGTGTACATAGTACAACAAGTTCTCATTTACATACTTGGTAGCAAAGGATCCCATCGCTCTAGGATGATTCTTAAAGAAGTCAAATATCTTTTGCCACTCGTGATACTTAGCATGTAAAGCAAAATCTTCATTGCAGGATATATCATAAGTGATATATTCTGGGTGAGTTTGATTAGGTTTTTCTACATCGGCAAAGGTACAATGATTATTTATCTCTGTAAGAATATCCATAGTGTTTGTGGCTATATCTAATCCCTCAGATTTATGTCTTTTCATATAACAGTAAGTACAGTTATATAAACAACCATGACCAAAGGAAGGGCTGATATAATCAGTTGACCTTCCCGATGATCTTATGGTCATAGACTTTCTAGTTACGTGTGTTACCATCCTGTTTTATTTTATCAGCATAATCTTCTAAAGCTTGTCTATAACCAGCTTCAAAAGCTTCTTTTATTTCTTCATATCTTTCATATTTAGAAATATGATCACCCTTTTCCATGTGATACTTATTGTCTGCATATTTATGAGCATCAGCCCATGGATTGTTTGCTAACTCTTTGATTGTTAATTCTTTACTCATAGGTTTAATTTATTGAAGTGTACTTAGCGACAAGTTACCAGCAATGCTACAACCATTGTCCAGTAAGTAAATCTGCATCTCCGTTCATAAAATCTTCGTCAGTTGGCTCTCTGCTTTCTCCGAATGTTTCTTTTTCGGCATCCCAACCGCATTTACTACAACTTTGATAATCAAAATCAATATCATCGTAGTGTCTGCCACATTTAGGGCAATCCTTATGCGGTTGGTTTTCGTAGTATTCATCATCGTAGAAATCATCTTCCAAATCCGCACTGCTGGTAACAGCACCTTGTTGCAATGCGGGATTTTTCGGTTCATTTAAGTTTTCTGCTTCCATTGAAATTTTATTTTAAGTTGATAATTATAGGTTTCAAAATCCCGCACTGACAACAAGCTGCGGAACGTTAGCACCAATTTTAAGAAGTGCTATTACTAACAATTTCATCATTCAAAAACTTTTCTACGCTTTCTCTTCTTGGTGTTTTCAAAATTATAATTTGACTCCCATCGGTGTCGTGCAAATGAAATAACACTTGTGCTTCAAATTTCATACCCACATCACCATTTTTAGGTGAAATAGTTACTACTTTTAATTCTGTATCTTTAAATTTATTCATAGTTTAAGTTAATATGTTTAAGTTTCCAGATGTATTTAGGATCTTCAGCATAGCCAATTTTAGTTAAGAAAGTATAGTAATTTCCTCTTTTATATCGCGAATATATTTGTTTTGCATATTCTTCACAAGCTTGTTCTACAGATTCAAATTCTTGTATTTTTCCTTTGTAACTTAATCCAAAAGGATTACACTTGTTTATAAAAGCATCAGATTTTAACCATCCAGTTTCTAATACAGCTTGCTTAGTAACAATTTCTGCGTGTTCACACGGCATATACTGGCACATAAGTGTAAAAATAAATTTTAGCATAAGCTATTAGTTTATTTATTTCTTCTTTCTTCATTAATTAGATATAAAGCATAACCTACTGAATCAGTTTCAGCCACCTTTTGGATTGCTTGTTTCTCACTTAATCCTGCTTCTGTAAATCTAATTGCGCGATCATAAAATTCTTCTAGATGAACACGTGCTTCATGAGTAGAGTCTGCTAATCTATTAAGTGAGTCAGAGCTTTTTCTTAATCTTTGGATTTTTTCTCTAGATTCTTTTTCCTCTTTTGTTTCGGTTGGTTGTTCTTCTTTAGGAGAACAAGAGAAAATTAATAAAGCTAATGCTGCAATAGTTAAAGTTGTTTTTTTCATGTTGTTTTTTATTTATTTATTTATTTTAGTAAAGCAAGAATTGATATGATTAAGCTCATACAAGCTATAAGTAATGCAATAGTGCTACGATTACTATATCTTTTTTTCATATTTAATTTTATTTAATTTTCTAATATAGATTAGTTGTTCATCAATTGATTTGAATGTATTATTTGATTCTATCTTTTGAATTAATCTTTCTTTATAAGATCTAGATTCAGTGTGTTGATAGAACCTTTCTCTTTCAATATCTTTTAATGAATAATCTAATTTTTTTATTACACCATCATTACAAAACTTTTCTAAATCATCTTCTGTTAATTCAGTATAATATCCTGTAAACTTAGATTTAAGTTTTGCTTTTGGTTGATTATATTTATCAGTAGCCGGCATTACTTTTATCCTTTCGGTATAATCTGAAAATACAATATAGATAACATCTCTTACTACTTCAGATGGTAATTGAAGCAACCTTGCTGTATGTAATATTGTTCTATTTTCTTTGATACAATAGCGATAAATTTTTTTACGCAATGTCAAAGACATACGAGTACATGGTGTCATGATATTTTAATTATTATTTATACTGCTTCTGGGAATTCTACTGCTTCTTTTTCAGCTTCTCTCATTATTTTTTCTAATTTCTCTTCTACCCAAGCATCTTCTACAAATTGATCTACAATAATACCAAATCTATTTGCAGCAAAATATTGATAAGGGAAACAAGAATCAAGATCTATTTCTGCTAATTTATAACCTAAAAGATTTCCTTGCATACGCATTTTACTAACTTCTATTACTGTATACTGATGACCTTTGGTAATCCATTTGGAGGTTGGAATACCATCGGGTCTATTAGCATCATCTATACAAAGTACTTCAAATGGTTTCATCTTTTACTGTTTCAAAATAATTAGGATTCCATTCTGGATTAGTACACATAGATTTTTCCAATTCACCACGTTGTTCTGATTCAAATCTTAATTGTTTATGATACTCTTCTTCTGTTTTAATTTCAAAACTTTTTCCAAGATTTTTTATTAATTGCCAATCATTATCATATACACCTAGATCAATGATTAATCCTTTTTCTGTAGGCATAGTGAAAAATTGTAAATTAAATACTTGATTATCTTTTTTTACTTTTAAACTTGTAGTAGCCATTTTAATTAGATTTTATCTTTTTATTGCAAAATAAACATTTCCAAGTGGATATTCCAGTTCTTTTTCCGGATCTTTTTATTATGGTAAATTGATGTATACAATTTTCATTGACTTTTTTTTTCGAGGCACTAATATAAGATTTTTTTTTCTTAGTGGTACTCTTTTTTTTATTTTTTATCATAATAATTAGATCATTTTTACAGATAAACCGCAATCTAATAGAGCAAAATATACATCTTGCAATTGACTTATGGTTCCTCTTTTAATCTCACATTTTCCTTTGTAATGAGTGAGTATGGCACATTGTTCTGCTTGTTCTAAACTATGTTTACAATATTTTATTAAACAATCTATAACATGATCAAAACTATTATACTCATCGTTTATAAGTAGCAATGTTTTTTCATCATTTATTCCTAGAACTTCTACAGTTTCTTCTTCTATTTCTACTTCAGGAAATAATATTAATTTTAGCATAGTTAAATAAATTATAATGTTATCTAAAATAGAAACACTTTACCGGGATTTATTTATTGTATTATAATACCCGGTTTTAAAGTGTTTGTGTCTTTCTATTTTAGTGTTCTACAATTTTAATCTTTGTTTTATCAAATCCTTCTAAAGCTGAAAATACCCACTTCTCATCAACAGTGCCCATATAACATAGGATATGTATAGTAGCGGTATCATCAGGATTTAATCTTAATAATCTTCCAATTCTCTGGGAAGCTTTTCTCTCGTTGCCATAAGCGTGGAGAATAATACCTTCTTTGAGATTGGGGATGTTTACACCTTCGTTTAGTTGTAATACAGCGCTTAGCTTAGTAATCTTACCATCTTTGAAATCTAATAGATTTTGTTCGGAGTCTGGATTTTTACTGTGATAGCTATGTTTACATAGACGATCGGCTTGCTCTTGTGTGTTTGCAAATAATATACACTTGTTGGTGGTGTTGGATAGAAGCTTGGATGATAGTAACTCTTTACTCGGAAACTCCATCATCGCTTTCATCCGCATCACGGTCATAATTTGTTGTTCTTTTTTGTGTACAGCATCATCTATTCTCTTAGACCAATATTGATATGTGTTGAACTCTGAATCATACCAGCTATTATTTTTCTTAGTCACTAGCATTGTTTTAGCTGTGTTTAGTGTTAGCTTGTGTATTATGATTTCATAGTTGTTCAAGATTTTATCTTCTATAGCGTTATCTGTTTCATATGTATATACTATTGGACAGTAATTGTTCACCATCTTTCCTTTTTCAGATAAAGCATATCTAGGTGGTGAGCCCGTTAATCCAATAATTTTCCCTTTGAAATTATTTAGCCATAGTTGGTGAGAGAATAATAAAGAGTGACACTCATCTAAATAAATAACATCATAGTCTAGATCTTGTTTGCTTAACGAGAGATAGGTACTAAGGTGTATGTGTGGAATCAGGTGTGCTAGATTATGTTTCTTTGCTTCCTGTATCCATTCTTTTAATATAGATTTCTTTGATGCTACGATTAAGAATTTAGATGCGAGATTATGATTATGATCCATGTGCATTAGACCTATGAGAGTTTTACCAACTCCCATAGATACTCCTACACCAGCTCTTTTAAGTGGTAATATTGTTTGCAATGCTTCATGTTGTATCTCGTCTCTTGTTTTCATGTTGATGTTTTTAAATAGATATTTCAGAGAAGAATTTTGTTTTGCTAATTGTTTTCATAAGATTTAATTTCTGGGAGTTTCATCTCCTTTGCTCTCTCTAAAGATAGCCAAATAAAGCCTCTTTTTATTTCTTCTTCAGTAAAATAATTCTTAGCACTTTCTACACTAATAGCCCATTGATCACCGGATCTATATGGATTATCTGGATTTGTTGTTTTTGAACTATCGATTCCTATAATTAAGAAATAGCTATTCATAAAAGTTGCACACGATTCACAGAAACTAATGGAGCGAGGGGCCTCCGAAGGAAGGATATCACCCTCGCTTATATCCATATCATATTCTATAAATATAGCACAAGCTTTACAAGTTTTTCTTTTTAAAGAGAGGTTGATGTTATCTAACTCGTTCATTGTTGTTATTTAAATTTAACTCGATTATTACCTGTTTTTGTAAATTGTTCTCTACAACCTTTGCAGAAAAGATTTATTGCGGATTCTTCTATAAGCATATGCTTTGTACAATTAGGACATAGTATCTCCGTGGTACATAACTTTTCCGCATATTGTTTTAAATACTCCGCAGGGTTAGTATCTGGAGCTTCTTCTTGCATCTGCATAAATACTTCTTTCATTCTTCCCATAATAATTAGTTTTTAGTAATTAATTTAAAGTTTAGATTTTGATAGTTTCATTTCCCTAGCTTCTCTTGGATGTGTTTCTATCCACATATGACAAGATCTGCATAAAGCTAACCAGTTTGTTTCATCTAAGTAAAGATCTCCTATTCTCCCAGCTGTATGGTGCACATCAGTTGAGTGGTTAGTACAGATACCTGGTAGGTTTGCTTTACAGAGAGGGTGAGAGCTTAAGAATATTTTTCTTTTAGCTGAGTATTCAGCCTCTTGCTTTATTCTTTTTTGGGAACGAGAAGGAAGCGCTTTCCGCTTCACCGTTGGTTTAGTACGGGGACTTGTAGCATGAGCACTCCAGCACTGCTTACAGTAACGCTTCCTTTGATGATTTTTCCAAATCACCTTCTCGATCCCGCATCCATCACACGGTTTCTTGTTGACTTTCATCAGATGTGTTGTCCTGTTTATCTTGGACATTGTTAATTGGAGTAAACTTTTTACCTATAAATAAACCATTTCTAAATGTTTTATTTAGGATGATAACACTTGATCTTATCTCATTGATATCATTTTCCTGTTTAGCTAATTGTTTTAGGAGTTGCTCCTCCATTTCATTTTCTGGTGCTATTAGCAGTGATACACCGCCATTAACTAAGAATTCTGTTTTCATGTTTAATAGTTTTTAATGTGTGAGGGTTAAAAAAATCTTGTGGTAATATACCTTCTGCGCATAGTCTCATAGCAATTTCTTTTTTACTTAGATGTAAATTTTTATTACTAAGAGTGCATTTAAAATTTGGATCTGGAGAATCAAAATTATCTAATAAAGCTTTTGTAATTGGAGAGTGATGAAAATATTTCTTAAAAAAGTTATTGGTTAACTCAATTAAGAGTTCTTGTTTCCACATATTAAGTAGATGTTGAGTTTTCTTGTGAACTTTTATGATGCGCTTTCTCTTCATATAGTTCATACTCTTAATCTTACTTTCACTGTAGATTGATAAGCCAAACATAGCTCTTTGAAATAGCAAATTTTGAGTAGCATTAAAATCTTTAGTTTCTCCAATGTGTTGCTTGGTACCTTTAGAAATGATGGTGTTGTTTGTTTTTTCCATGTGATAGAATTATCGTTATTATTATAATTGATTTTCTTCTTCGTTTTCTTTGTAGGTATTTCAAAAAAAAAGCTAGATACAAGGAATAACATCCTTGTATCTAATCTTTTTTATTTCAGCTATCTTATAGTTGTAAACTAGAAGAAGAGTTTTCTACTTCTTCTGAAGAAGCGGCATAAGCTGCTTTGATATCTTCAGAATTAGTATGAGCAACTGTAACATCACTAGCTCTTAAATCGAAAGTAAAGAATGCTTTGCGATAGATAGGTTCACCATCTACACAACACACGATTCCAGTTTTACCTGCAATCTTATAATCTCTCTCAGGATCTTCTGAGTTGAAAGGAGTTGTTGATTCCTTAATTATAATCTTACCATCTACTTGTTCACCATTAGTCCATCCAAAACCTTTAAGGTCTTTAACAGTACCAGGGATCAGAGCGCTAACTCTTTTCTTACGCGCAAATCCGCGCTCATCAATAATCATACGATCTTGTTCTACACGGATATATCCGTATTCAGGATTGCTCTTTGAGGTTACAATCACATTGCCTGCTGGGTCAGCAGATACTCTAACTTTTGAGTTCATTTTAATTGAATTTAAATTGGTTATTGTGAACTATGAATTAATAAAGCCCAACCAGTAGTTCTTCTGATTAGGCTATTTGCATAGGGTCATCGCTTCAGGAACGCGACTATTCTATTTCTTCGATGTTGTCTGCGATATCCGGATATTCATCTTCAATATCCTCTTCTAAAGAGTCACCATGCAAGGGCTCATCATATTCGGGTGAATAATCTATGGATTGGTCTTCTTCAACTTGTGGTCTACCTTTTTTTTTGATAGATGATTTATACCAAGGAGAACTAGCATAACTACCAACATTTTGACTCATAAGATATTGAATATCTTGATCAGTGAGGTCTAGATATTCCTCAATTGTAATGTGTATTACTTTGCCGTTTGGTAACTGGTAGATCATCTTGCCACCAAATATAATTAAAAAAGTTTAACACATAGAAAGTTTAAACTAAATTTCACTTATTGTAATCTCTTCAATAGGGTTTACGTAATATTCACTAATTTGACTTTGGTCTTTAACTTCTTTATCTTCTTTATCTAAATACTCATATTCTACTCTATAACAATTTTTATTTACAGGGAATATTTCTATAATAGAAGCTCTTATTTGTTCTTGAAAAATTCTTTTTTCTTCTTTCATTTTATCTAAATTCATTCTCCAAATAGGTAAGATATCTAGTTTCACCCATATTTCTTGTCCTATTTTATAATCAAACTTTCTATTTATACCTAAAAAAGATTTATAGACACACTCGATTCCCATATCAGTAGTACTAAGATGGTCGATGATGGTTTTAGATATTAATTTTTTATTAGGAGAGTCTTTTAAACTATTTAAGAGTAGTAACTCTATGTCTTTATCAGTGATTTCTATATTTATTTTTTTCATAGTTGATGGTTTAGTATAAAAAATAAAGCCCGATATTTCTATCGAGCTTTATGCAAGGGGTTTTGGGAGCGCTCTATGATTTAGTAATAAACCTAAATTAAAAACTGAATCATCTAACATTAGACTCCCAAATATTTTGAGGTGAACAAATATATAAATAAAAGAGGTAACAACTGGGCTACTCCCCAACTATTATTGCTCTTATCCTCATGTGACTGAGATTCCGTAATAACTTAGGCCTTTATTACAGATATCGGGGGTGTGCCTAAACCCGAGTTTTTTATGGTTCAAGGGGAACAATTGTATAATTTAGTATTTTCATAGTTTACTTATTTATCCATTTAAAGAAAAAAAGGGCTACTTACATAGCCCTAATTTCTCTATACTCCACCATTACATAAACCGTTGCCAAAGGCAAATATTTTAATTTTTTTTGTTGGTCGATGACTCGTGACTCTAAGAGGTAGGATGATAGTAAACCCGAATCTCGTTTACTTTTGGAGTGATTAGATTAAGAGTTTACATTTTGGTACCTGAACAAATCCTCGTTGTATAAACTCAATAGCTTCTGATATAACTTTAGCATCTACTAGAGCTTGATACATACCCTCGTTTTCTGAGTAATCTTTTATTAGGACTTCATCATTATTGAGTGGTTCATCGGGGAAGTTGACTGTTGCTACTGCTACTGGTGAACTATCTTCAGCATCTACTAGTTCAATAGCTGTTCTATTATTGAGTGGGTATTTCTTTATAAGGATTTCACACTCCCATTGATTGAAATTTATTTTCATACTTACTTAATTTATTTGTAATGAGAATAATAGTATAGCATCTAGTCCTATGGTACCACGGATACCTGTTACTATGAGTCCGTGGTTAGAGGTTAGGTTTCCGTTATTGTCAACGAAGTAAAGAGAGTATTCTTTCATAGTTTTTATTTTAATTTTTTTACAATCCCCTTTGCACTCAGTTGTAACAAGGCTACATATTACCTTGCTTAGGGATTAATGTTTTCATTACAACTGCTCACCCTTGGGAAGTGAGTTGTGGTGCATTATTTAAAAATAATTTATAGTGTGGTATTAGCTGCTCCATACCACACCAGATCTCAGCACGCTAGATCTATTCAACGTATACATAGCAGTCCGTTGAGATATTATTAGAAAGTTATATCTTCATTATACTCAAAGGTACCTGTTTTAATATACTCTAGTACTTCTTCTTTGTAGGCATATTCAATAACACTACCATCTTTAGATACAATAGTATATGTCATTTTATCCTCATGTTTTTCTTGTGGTATTACTACATGTGTAATAATTAACCACATAAATTTAAGTTTAATCATTTAATATGTTATTATGGATTAGAGAAAAAAATAAAAAAAAACAGGAGCACACGTTATGTGGCCCCTGTTACGGTTAGAGGTATTAAAAATCCCTAAATCTTTAGATACCTAGATAGTTATCGTAATCATCTTCTATTTCCATTTCATGAATTTCTTCTTCTATGAAACATCTTTCTATATTGCTAATTGTTTTTTTGCTATTATTTTTTTTCTCCATTTTCTTACAGAAGTTAGCAAACTCGTCACCATGGATTGGTGATCTTCTATAAATCATTACAAATTTGTCGAACATTTCTTTGTAGTTAGTTGTCATAGGGTTGGTATTTGAGTTAGTATCCGAGGGAGATTTTCTCCCCCGGTATAAGTTATTATTTTGCTAGACTTATTTTGTCATAGCTATATTTAGGAAAGGATTGTTTCTAAGATGCTCATTGATTTCATCTTCAGTAAGATAACCTTGTACATCATGTTCTCTAAAGTCATACATCTCAAAGGTTCTTACTCCATCTCCATAAAGACCTGAGCCACCGCCAACAATGCTTATTTGAACTTCACCATCTTTGATATATACCCATTGGGTAGCACCAAGTATAACAGGATGAATTTTTTGTTTAAAGTCATCAGGGAATACGGGTGTTACGGTACCGTGAAGCAAACTTTGGATGTAGTATATCTCTAACTTGAGATCTGCTATAATATCTTCTGTAGTTTCAGGGTCATTATTTTCTTGACTAACGAGTGAGTTTATAGCATCAAGTAGGTGTTGTTCCATAGCTTCAAGATCTTTGCTTGTTGCATTTTGGTAAATTGGTACAAATTTTTCTAGGTTCATAGGTTTATTATTTTGAGTGGGTTGGTTGACTTGTTTATTTAGAAGACCATTTAGGATATATCTACTATGATTCAACATATCCTAGGTTGATCTCAATAACCTATAGGGTTCACTCGGATGGTGTATACCCTACTAACTTCATGCAGTGCACCGGTATTTCTACCACGCTTTGGGCTTAAGCAAGTTTATACTCCCCCAAAGGAGTTAAAAGGCTGAGTCTTGACCTTTTACACTACCATTCTCACCTTGTTACCAAGACTAGAACACACTAGGGATTACTCCATAGTAGGTAGCAGAATCAATGTTTATACTCGTTCCCGAGTTTTTCTTATTGAGTTTCATAGACTTTAATTTCTACCAAGTGAGGTGGATGCCTCTTCATTACCTCCCGGCAACTCCTTAGATATACTCTCTCTATCTATCAACTTTCCTTTCGGTACTCGTTGACCTGCTATATTACACGCAGATAAGATTCTTTAGCTCAATAAGTCGACACGCTTTTTGATTATTAGTTTTTAGTTAATAACAAATGGCACTTGACGGGTTGTGGTGTCAAGTAATAGCTCACTACCTTTTGGGTAATGCGTACTATGACAACCCGATGTTGACTACCAATCAACGGTATCTTAAGATCCTGTTACCAGATCTCGCAATACTGGATAACGCAGTTCCCCCTTTGGTGAGAGAGTTCCACACTTACCCTATGAGTTCTATCCTATTGTAGTTTCCTACTCAACAGCATATGCCCATGCTGTGGTTACTCAGAGATTTCTCCATCATAACCGTTACTCACTTGCCTACTAGGACACCGGGACCCAAAGAGTCTTCAGTGCAGGACATGTGTTTGTTAACACACTACCTTTTATACCGGTCACCCGGCTTATCCCCCACTGCCATAGGCGGCAATATCTTTAAAACACAATGACGTAAAGCATACCCCGCGGTTGCTTATATATAAAGATCTCTCATCCATAGAGGATACTGAGAGTCCCTAACCTCGCGGAGGTATTCAAGATAATTCTCTATAACTTGTTCATCCGATTCTTCTAGATCAGAGAGAGAGTCAGACAACTCATCTCCCTTAACCTCTCCTAACTCTAAATTTTTAGTATCTTCCATATTAATAGAGATATATAGTTAGTTACACAATAGTTTACTGGAAAAAAAAGTCTTTGACTCAAGTGATAATTAGTGAGGGTGTATTAAACCCTCTTTCATTCTCTCTTGATTATCAAAGACTTATCGCGTGTTATCTAAAGTAAGAGATTAACTTAATCACTTGGAACACCTAGATTGTTCTAGATGTTCCGTGATTATATGTTTATCTTCTATTATAGGTCACCGATGTTGTTACCTGCAGGTGTTCCTGCTGCTTTAGCTGTTGACTTAGAGGTCATTAACTTATCAGCTGCTGACTTAGCTAAGTGATCACCTAAATTACCACCATACTGTTGAACTAGTGAAGCTTGTTTGTCAAATTCTGACATATCAGCAACAACTTTATTGTTATCAGTGATAATTAAGCTACCTGACTCACCAACAAAACGTGTTGTGAACCAAAGAGTTTCACCTGTTTTAGGGTCTACTCGGTGGTAGCTACCTTGTACTCTTTCATAATCTGCTAACTCTGTAGCATTTCCTGTTACTGTGTAAACGAATACAGTGTTTCCTTTTGCACTCTTGTAGGTGCGGGCATAATTGATTTCCATGTTGATTTGGGTTTTTTGGGTTATTACTTTGATTTATTAATTGGTAGATATCCTGAATATCTAATAATTACTTTAAGGAAAAAAAGGGTACTTAACATCTTCCATAACTACCATAGCTTTCAAAGCTTTACGAGTCACATAGGGCCCATAGGGTTAGTAAGGTACAATGATCATTATGCTACAAGGTTACGAGTTGTATACCTTATATAATGATTTAGAGAAAAAAAGGGAAAATATAGCTTAAGCAGGACGGTATTCTTTATTTAGATAAAGAGTCCCATAGGGCAAAAGAGTGATTATGTAACCACATTGTTGGATTCGTAAGCGAGTGAGGGTCTCCATATCTTCGGGTGTAGACCAAATAAGGGAGAGCTATCTTATTGAGTGTCAAACAAGGGAAGGTTTTTGGATTATTGGATTCCTATTTTAAGCGCTTATTATTGCCTTTTCCGTTACGTGCGCGATTACTTGAGCGGGATTCTTGTTTGAGTTTACCGTCCTTAGTATGTCCAAGATCTTTACCGTCCTTATATAGTTTCTTGGCCCGGTTAACTTTGTTAAGCTCTTCGCGATAGTTTTTTCTTTCTTCTGTCGCGTGGTATTTAGTATTATACTCATTTTTCTTAGCACGAGCTTCAGGATTAGAAGCAAAGTATTTAGCTGATTTACTTTTTCCGGTAGATTTACCTGCGAGAGAGTTTCTTTTTGACTTATTCATAGTAGAACAATTAGGTTACGAAGATAAAACTTTTTTTTGAGAGGGAGTGTGTCTGGAACCGAGAAGGAGGATGATAGTAAAAAGGTTTCATCGGTCTTTGTTTCGAGCTTTGGGAGGGAAGGTTTTTTGTCTAAATCTTGTGCGATGGGCTTTTGAAAAAAGAAAGCCCCTTCTCAGGGGCTCTCTTGTTGGGATTATAGGTCTGCTATGGTATCAGACTTAGAATCTTGTGTGGTCTTAGGTGATGCGGATGGCTCAACTAACTTGCTGGCAAGTTTGTTGGCTAGGGTATCACCGAAGTTTCCACCGAATTGCTCAGCAAGTGAACGAGCTTTCTCAAACTCGGACATATCAGCGATAACTTTGTTATTATCGGTGACGATGAGCTCTGCGGTTTCTCCTACAAATCTAGTGGTGAACCAAACAGGTGTACCTGTCTTTGGATCAACACGATGGAAGGAGCCTTGCGCAGCTTCGAAGGCTGCTAAATCTTCAGGACTTGAAGATTCGACTTTGTACACAAAGGTTGTCTTTGTAGAACCTGGTTTTCTGTACTGACGGATGTAAGTTGCTTGCAACATAGGATATAGGGATTTAGGGGTTACGGAATTAATAAATATTTAAAAAGAAAAAAGGGAAAAATCTAAGGAAAAGATACCCGGTATTTCACGGGTATCTGTCTTAAGGATTAGAATTCGTATCCTGTATTTCCTTTATCTAGGACAATAATCGCGGTAGCGTAAGGAGATTTTGGGTCTTCCCAAATTCTCATAGTTTCGCGATTAGTTCTTGGGTATTTAACCCGCTGTGCTCTAACGGTTTTACCGTTGTGCACAATGATTTCATTAGTAATAATTGTATTCATAATTAATTTTAAAAGAAAAAAGGGAAATAACACGTGTTACAAGGGAAGGTTTCCGAGAGTATGTATTTTTTGAGGGCCGCGAGGAGCGGATGATAGTAAAACTATCTAGGAATTTTATCTAAATAAGAAATCCCCGAGGGGATGAAGATGGCTAGTTGCCATCCTCTAATCCTCGACGAATTTCTCTGTGTTCCAAGATAAGTTTTTTGATTTTATCTAGGTTGTTGTTTAATTTTACGGCTTGTTCACCCGTAAAAATAGTCTCTTCAAGTTCTTCAATTGTATAATCATACAATGTGTCAAACTCTTCGGGGCTAATACTCTTTTTACAAAGAAGTAAATTAAGCTTGTTGATGTCATTAATAAGTGACACCTTTTGTTTGATGATTTCTGTTGTCATAATGATGGGTTTAAATTTAAGAAAAAAAAGGGGATTGCTCCCCTTATTTAGAATGATCTAATTTGATTAGTTCAAATTGTATATCATTACTAATTGATAGAATATCAATGCGCTTACTTAGAGCACCTGTTTGTTCCATTTGGCCATGAACTTTTTCTCCTTCCCACATTGCGGAATAAGTGATATAGTAATGGGGCCATTCTCCTCTAGCAACTTCAAGCTGTAAGTTTCTAAGCTCATATTCATTTAGTTGAAACTGTTGAATAATTGCTGTGCCAGCAGGGCCATCTGTGCCGTCACACATATGAGCAAGGGTCACTGTTACTAGATCAGGATTGATTCTTTTGATTGTTTTCATAATTATGGGTTTTAGTTTTAGAAAAAAAAAGGGAAGCTATTCGCTCCCCTGATTTTAGTTTTAACTGTTCTCATAGCTTAATAGTTTTAAGCTTGCCGTTTTCTACAGTAACATAATCAACAGGCTTTGTGCTGTAAAAACATAATTGCTGTGATGAGAATATGTCTTGTCTGGTTATATCTCTGAATACATCAGAAGCCTTAACCTGTGTCTCTATCCAATGATCATCATAAAGTCCTGTATTAGGATTAATGATTGTTCTTGAATATATTATACCGTATACTTTTACGGTATTTTTTTCATTAGTGGTGATTGTGCGTAATAGCTCAACTTCCCATAGTTTGTTATTATCCATTGTGTATTTATTATAGGTTAAACATTTACATAAAAAAGGGGGTTATTCTCCCCCTTTGTTTTCTACTGCGTTAAGTTGACCCTCAATAAATGATTGAAGATGATCAGATAAAGAACTCATTTGGTCAAATACACCTATATCATAAGCATTTGCCTCTTTACCTTCTTTATGTGCGGCTTCTATTTTCTCATAAGCTGCTGATGAGTAACTATCAATCATCTTGATAATCTCTAATACTGTTCCTGTGTCCATATATATAAGGTATTAATTGGTTACTAATTTTAAGAAAAAAAAGGGGAATTACCCCCTTTTGTCTATTTCTTTACATATAGCATCAGTTAATGCTTCTGCGTAGGTTAAATCTTCCTGTTCTATTGCTTCTGCAATCTTTATCATGTGGTGCTGATAGTTTAAGTACAGGGTTTCATTTGCTCTACCCATACCTAGTATGAGTTTAAGCATGATTTCTTCTTTTTTTGTCATGGTTTTATGTTTTTACTGTTTATAGTAAAAAAGGGGAATTACCCCCTTATTTAACTTTAGCCATATTAGGTGAGGTGAGCACTACTGCATCAACAAACCATAATAACTTGTGACCACCTCTGATTACTCTAAAGGTTTTAGTGTGACTAAGGATGACCTCGTTATACTTTAATAAGGACTTGCCATCTTTCTCTACTAGGAGAAAAGGATAATGTTTCTTCATAGGATTTGGTTTTTGGATTTATTTATTTAGATAAAAAAAGGGTTTTATTAATCTAACCCAAAAGATATAAAATAAGTTCAGTGTCACAGGCTTACATTCCTGCTCAAATGGGAGTCTACCCAAGTGTCCACCACAGTACCTTTAAACTGCGAGGTGTTGGCACACTGAACTATTTTTAAATAAAAAAGGGCTTTGCTATCTACAACTTGCAAGCGGGTGCCCTTCAAACCTGTCTCACGTATATAGCCCTAACGTGATGGGTTCCTGCGTAATCTTTGCAGGTAAAGTGGGATGATCAATCCCATTACTATTTAGATAAAAAAAAGGGAATATCTCGTGCAGAGTGTGTGTGTAACCGAGCAAATAGATGATAGTAAACTAGGTTTTCTATGTGCTATGGGTAAGCAGCATGGTAGGGAAGGTTTTAGGTATACAATCTTTTTAGGGATTGCTATGTATTGCTACATATTTGTTGTTTAACCACTGGTTGTATTTTTCTTTCCTTAGTTCTAAAGGAAGTTCTACAAACTGTGGACATTCAAATAGAAAATGTTCTATTGAATATTCTGTTACATCATCGCTCATATATATATATATAGTATTAGAAAAAAAAACGGAGAAGCCTAAGCCTCTCCGTAAAAAATTGAACCATCTACTACTTACAATATTTTTCTCTAAAAGCTTCGTCGCTTAAATACTTTTTGTCGTGGCTCATTTCTTTATATTGTATATCATCAACAAGCTTCCAACCAATTAACACTGGTGCAAGAAGTATTGATAATGAACACAAAGCAATCGGAAGATTATAAAATGTTTCCGCTGCGATTACAAATCCTACTGCAAATATTGCAATGAAGATTACTGTTAATTTAACTTTAGTTTTCATATATGTTTTTACAAAAAAAAGGGGATGCTACTCCCCTGTTCTATTAATACTTCCTATTGTTATCAGCTAATAACATCCAAGCAAAGCACACTGGTATAAGGCACACTGCTGCGGTAAACACTGCTACTACACCGAATAAAGCTTCGGCTACTGCAATTAATGCTGTTGCTGATAATGATACAGCTAGGACTACTAGGAAGATGTATCCTGTGTTGTTTGTCTTTTTCATAATGATTGGTTTTAATTTTTACAAAAAAAAGGGGAAGTTAATCCCCTTTTATTATGATGTTCTTTGGAAACAATACTCTTCCATAATCAGGAGTATTGATGATAACTTCATCAATTAATTCTGACACAATAGAACCAAATACATAGTATCCATTTTCATCTTTGTCAATGATATTAAAGTACTCTTTAATATCATCATTTAATCTTATCTTTTTCATAATAAATAATTTAAAGAAAAAAAGGGGAAGTATCCCTCCCCTTTGTTGGCTAAAGCTCAGTAAGCCAAATTGATTTATCTTCTCCCAAAAGCTTTAAGGTTGGCCAAGATTCAGTGTCCTTGAGAATAAATTTCTCTCCAAGTTTTTCTTGGCAAGCCTTCTCTAAGTCTTCTGCTGAGAAGTAGCAAGGGCAAGCTGGGCAAGTAATCTCTTTGCCCATGTAATTGAAAGCGTTCGGTGAAGTTCCTGTGATTCGGAATTTGATTTGATTTTCCATGGTTTATTTTTAAAGAAAAAAGGGCTAGCTAAGCCCTTGTATTTTAAGTTTGTTTCTTTTCTTTGCAGCGCATAGGTCTGCAGGTTTTCCGTTGATTCGGAAGTCGTAGAAGTTGTAGCCAAAGTCTTCTCCGTTGATTGCTGGTATTAAAGCTGCGTCTTCAGCCTCCTCTTTGGTTTTGTGTATTTCCTCAAAGGTTTTGTCTTCTAGCTTGTAGGTTAGTTTAAAGTTCATAGTTTATTTTTGAAGAAAAAAAGGGAAGCCGAAGCCTCCCTTGGTTTTAACATCCTTCTTGCTCAAACCATTTTGCCATCTCATAATCCATGTTCACCTCGCAATCCTCTTCGAATTGTTTTTTAACTTCTGATTCAATAAGAAGCTCGATGTCATAAAGATTATATTCAATGCACTCAATATCACCACATCTCTCACATTGAATGGGAGGATAGGTAACATTATCATCAGGACAATAATAACTTGATTCACAAGTACAAGGTTGTGTCCTTAACAACTCTAATTCTTCTCTAAAGTTTCTCATATGATTTTACAAAGAAAAAAGGGCATAAGCCCTATAAAAAAAAATACTATCCGTAAGGATAGTATTGAATAGACCTAGAGTAATGGTAACATAGTTTAGGATAACTACAAACCTTTCGGATAAGTATTACTACTTATGGTCATAGACTACTGCATCAGCAATAGATACTACAACACCGTTAACGATGGTATACATATTATTTTATAGAGAAAAAAGGGAAGGACACATAGCAAACATATCCTTATACTATACAAGGGAAGGTTTTCTTTCTACTACTACTATATACTTCTCTCGTTGCTTGCTCGTTGCTCTCTCCACAAGATACTTGAGCATCATCAAGATCAACATGATACATCACATCATCTACATAACAACATTATTATATTCTTCTAAAAAGAATTCTTTTTGATTTTATTTCTATAATTTTCAAAAGCTTTGAAATTTTGATGGGGGGTAACAGCAAATTTTTTTTTTGCTGGAATTTTTTAGTATAGACCCCTAACACTGCGTAATGCGCTATTAATGTTGTGTCCGGGGGGGATTATATTGTGGTTTATTTAGGAATTATTTTTATATTGGTCAAAAATTTTGGGAATATGAAAAAGGAAGATTTGACTTATGACAAGGTAAAGAGGGCTGTAGAGAAAGCTGGGTTTAAGTTTTTTGTTGGGCCTTATAATGTTAATATGGTTGGGATACGTTCTCTTAACCGTAAGGTAGACGGCTGGGATGATTTCTTTTGTTTGCTTTATTTGGATGAGGATGGTAAGAAGGTATTATGGGTTAATGATCAGTTTACTACTGACCCGGGGATTTACTATATGCAAAATAAGTTACTGAATCCGGCGGGGTGTGGTATTTTGGCTAGGGGTCAATACCGGGGGGTATGGAAAATAGGTAAACATGGGCGGGCCCAGTATGAAGCATTTGTACAAATAGGTAATAAGGTAAAGCTTTATAGGGATCGTAATAAGGATAATATTATGGACTTTGATGTAAAGAGTGTGCAGGAGGGTTACTTTGGAGTTAATCAGCACCACGGGTATGACTCGGTAAAGGTAGGTCCAAACTCAGCGGCTTGTCAGGTTCATAGATTTAAGAAGGATTTGGCTTATGTATTATCTATTGCTAAGAAAAACACGGCTATGGGTAATGGGGACTCTTTTACCTATACACTTTTAGAAGAGGGTAAGGATTTTTGATATTAGTCATCTTTTTTGTATATTAGAAATATGCAAGAAGGTAAATTAGATAAGGCTGCGAAATTTGTAGATAACTGGTGGAAGATATTATCTGTTGGTGTTGCAATGATTTTGATTATCTATCAGATTTCTGTTATATGGATTAAGGCCAAGGAGATGGAGCAGAATCTTGAGAACTTAAAGCACGATATAAGTATTCAGAATAAGGTTAGGGATGAAGAATCTGATAAGCGTTATCAAAAGACTACTGAGATGTATGATGATTTAACGGAGAAGGGTATTGAGTTAACCAAAGATTACCAGAAGCATTTGATTGAGGATGCTTATTTTAGGGGAAGGATGGATGCGGAGATTGATAACTTAAAAAATAAATAGATATTATGGGACCAGCGGAGTGATACTCCGGAAAAGCGCCTAATCAGCGACTGGGCCCAATTTTTTAATTAGAAATTTGTATCTTTAACTAGAAATAGTTATATTATATTAAACAATACAAGTATCGTGAGTATAGGTAATCTAAAAACAGAAGGCAATAAGGGTAACAACTTTCCCTATCAGCTTAGATCATTACAATTGCTTGATGCTATTAATTCAAGTGTAATAGCAAATGGTACACCAGTAATTAATCCTTTACCTCCTGTTGCTTTTGATGCTTTTGGTAGACAAAGAGTATCTGAACCACTTACTCTTTTTGATTCTAGTTTTAGATATAGTGATAATGGATTATGGTCTACAAAATTATCAAATGGTGGTACAGCAGTATTTAATCCTGAAAAAGGTCTTGTTGATCTTAAGGTAGTAGCAACTCCAGGATCTCGAGTAACAAGAGAAACTAATAAAGTATTTGCTTATCAACCAGGTAAGTCATTACTTATTATGAGCACTTTTGTAATGAATCCTTCTGAAACAGGATTATTACAAAGAGTAGGATATTATGATGATGAAAATGGGTTTCGCTTAGAATTACAAGATGATACTTTATCTTTTGTAAAAAGAAGTTTTGTAACAGGGGTATTAGTAGAAACATCAATTCCTCAAGTTGATTGGAACTATGATAAGATGGATGGTACTGGTCCTTCAGGTGTTAAGTTAAATATAACTAAGGCTCAAATCTTATGGATGGATATGGAGTGGCTAGGAGTAGGATCAGTAAGAATGGGCTTTGTTATAGATAATCAATTTTGTATATGTCATATATTTAGACATGCTAATATAGAGCCAACTACATATATAACCACAGCTTGTTTACCATTAAGATATGAAATAGAAAATACAACTGGATCAGTTGGAAATAAACTTTTAAGACAAATATGCTCAACAGTTATATCTGAAGGTGGTTATGAACTTAGAGGTAGATCAAGATCTATAGGAACAGTTATTACTGCTCCATATAATATGGCTGTTGCAGGAACTTATTATCCTATAGTATCTATAAGATTAAAAACTGCTAATCTAGAAGGTATAGCTATTCCATCAGCGATGTCTTGTTTACCTATTAGTACAGGAACTTATGAGTGGAGATTAATAGAAGGAGGAACTACTACTGGAGGATCATGGACTTCTCTAGGTGCAGATTCTATAGTTGAATATAACATAACAGGATCATCTTTTGCTGGAGGTAGTGTTGTACATAGTGGATTCTTTAATGCTTCTAATCAGGGAACTACTATGTCGGGATTAGATAGATCAGGTTTATTTGATCATCAATTAACAAGAAATGGTCTTATAAGTATTCCTAATGAATTTACATTATGTGTTGCTGCTAATACTGTAGGCGGTGGTGGAAGTAATATATTAGGTCATATGGATTGGGAAGAAATTACTAGATAAAAATATAAACTATGTCAATAGGAAATT